GTAACTGTGGAATCAATATCAAGTGTTATGGTATTTGCACCATCGTTATATGTCTTATCTAATCCTATACCTGCAATTAATGCAGAGTTTACTGCATCCTGAGAAAGCTCATCAATTGTAGGAATTTGAGAAGATGTTAGTTTTCCAGAGCCATCAAGAGTTGCAACACCATTAACCTGTCCTAGAGTTGATGATAAAACATAATCATCAGTTATATTTGTTATTTGTGATTCGTCAAGAAAATATTCTAAATTGGCCCAGTGATTGGTCCCGTCACCAATTTTAAATTTACCAGTATCTGACTCAAAACCAATTTCTCCAGCCTCTAGGACTGGACCATTACCGCTGTTGGTTGAAACCCATTGTGCAGCAGTACCTCTGCGTTGCTGCATTCTTGTTGCCATCTTACCTCCTCAACCAACCTTATTATATCAATTAAAATTATCTATTGCCAAGCCACCAACCCATGTTTCTTCCCATGAGGTTGTGTTATAAAATCCAGCACTTACTAGGTTTCCTGGATCATTATAGAATCCACCGCTAACAAATACTGTTACTACTGTTCCAGTACCGTCGATTGCTGTATCGTGAATGTGGTCTTGCAATAATTCTGCATCTGCGAGGGTAGCCATTGGATACCAAGTTCCCTCATAATAAACATGAAGTCTTTCTGTTAATGTGTCATACCACATATTTCCATTTGCTGTAATTACTGGTGCTGTGTCTCCTACTGGAACTTCTACTCCACCAACAATATTATCAACATACTCTTTTGTTGCAGCATGATCGTTATTAACAGGAGCGGCAACGGTGACAGGACCACCAAACGATCCTCCGTTTGCGACTATCAGACCATTCTTTACCTTGAAGTCTTTGTCACTCGTTGCCATTTTATCTCCTCAATTATTACTTAATTAGTGTTCCAACAGTTTTAACGGTTGTAGCGTTGTTTAGTGTTGTAACACGGAGTCTTACATTTGCTCCATCAACATCTGCTGTAACATCTACCAAATTGCCATTTGTTCCGACAATTGCATATTCTGTAATAGCGACATTATTAGAAGCATCAAGGGTAAGAAGAACCTCAGAAATCTCTGTATGAGTTGCTGTAGATGCTTTTACCAAGAACTTAGCAGAACGATATTCTGCATGTGCAAACTGATATGCAGTATCTGTACTTGCAGTTGCAACTGTTAGTGTTGCTGCAACCTGAGTAGCAATATTATTAATATCAATTTCTGTAAAGTTTGGAACTACTGCTTCAAGAGCAGTTACTGCACGAGCATTTGTGAAGTAAAGATTTGTAGTTCCTTCAACAAGATTATCTGTAGTAGAATCTGCTACACCATTTTCAGCTGTAACAGTTAGCTGGTTAGTATTCTCATCATAGGAGATTTGAATATTTGTCTTAACAGCGTTTTCAAGAATATATCCAGCTGCATCCTTAGCACGATCATCTGTAAAGTACTTATTTGTAACGCCCTCTTCAATTGCATCTGTTGTAAGAGCATTAATCTCGGTATCTACATAGTTCTTTGTAGCAGCATCTTGTGCTGATGTTGGATCATCCAAATTCTCAATCTTATTGCTTGAGGCATCAAGATTTGCGCTTAGTGATGTTGAAGCTCCAAGAGTTTTGTTAGTAAGTGTTTGTGTATCACTTGTTCCAACAACAGTTCCTGTAACTCCATGAACACCAGTTGAAGAGTTTGAATGGTTAGAAATCTCAGTTCCAACATATGTATTTGTTGCGGTGATAGATGTATCTATTGAGAATGTATTTCCATTTAATGTTAATCCATTACCAGAAAGATATGTTCCAGATCCAGAGAACTGAACCCATTGCTGATTACCGAAGTCTGATAGATAGTGATTAGACTGTACCCATGAAGTAGCACCGTATACATCACCCTCCATTACGAATAATGCTGCACCAACAAGTTCTCCAAATGCATCTGCATCTTCTGAACGTGATAGAGTATAAGATGTTCCATTATCTGAATATACATATATACCGTTTTCAGTTCCTGTTGTTTGACCCTTTAGAAGAATTCTGTATCCAGCATCTGCTGATCCAAGTGGATCATGTCCATCAATTACTAAACCTGTTGATCCAGTTAATGGAACATTAGAATCTGCTAATAGGTGAACTGCTGTTTTCCAATCAAGGCCAGATGATAGTCCGTCTATGTAAGACTTGTTAACTGCATCTCCTGCTTGTGTTGGTGTGCCAAGATTTGTAATCTTAAATGTAGCTGCATCAAGATTTGATCCAAGAGTCTTATTTGAAATTGTCTGGGTATCTGTTGTACCAACAACGCTTCCAGTAATTCCATGAACTCCGCTTGCTACGTTATGATTATTAATAGCATTGCTTACATCTGCATCACTTGCTACTACATCATCATCTACACGGATTGCTCCGTTACCATCGATTTCTAAACCATAGCCAAGATGTGCTGAAAATACTCCAGTAGATGAGTTATAATTTAAGCCATCTCCGTTATCAATTGCATTACGAACACGTGTATCTGTGTAATAAAGATTTGTTCCCTCTGCAAGGGTGCTTGTTGAATGATTTGATATATCTGATACTTGTCCAGTTACGTTGCCAGTAACATTTCCAGTCACATCTCCAGTTACGTTTCCTGTAAGATTTCCAGTTACGTTTCCTGTGATGTTTGCTGTAATTGTTCCTGCTGCAAAATTTCCAGAGCCGTCACGCTTTACAACCGCATTTGGTGTGTTGGTTGATGTTGCTTGACCGCCGATGAGGTCAATTATGTAGTTCTGATCATCGGTCTTTTTTGTAAGAATGTCAAAATTATTGATGGTACCTGTTGTGCCTTCAACAATAAGACCATTCTTCACTTTAAAGTCTTTGTTGACTGTTGCCATTTCTTATCTCCTTGTGTTAAGCCTTTAAACCCATACGTGCAAAACGTACGGTGATAGGCGTAATACCCACTGCTGGAGTCACTGTTAAATTAACTGTAGACCCCACCTTAGAGACGCTAACGGTGCCAATATTCCCATCATTGTCTATTGTTCCATACTCAGAAACGTTTACATTTGTTCCGTCTATAAGTATGGTCAATTCTGTTGCATAATACTTATTGTCTCCATTTGAAGTTTTTGCTATTGAGACAATGTACTTAACCATTCTCCATGCTGTTGCACTAAAATTATCTACTATTGTTGGATTTTCAATTCCAGTAATTGTGTTTTCATTGTTTCCATATGTGCCTAAGTCCGTTGACTGAGCTGCAACGGTATCAATTAGGTCTTCATAGTCCTCTTGTGTAGGACGATCACCAGTTTGAAACTTGGTTTTTACGAGTGGAATGGTAGTTCTGGCCATACTAGAATTATAACATATTTTTGCTAGAGAATATAGTTAGAATAACCAATTACTTGGATACCAATTGGGGGAACATTATTTGGTCCATACCCTGGAATTTTTATATCCGTAAATCTAATCCTAAAAGGTAACACCTGGTTTATTCTTACATTTCCCTTTGGACGATCCGCTATTGTAGTCCTGGCAAATCCTTTGTCTTCAATAAGAACAGTATCTATCTGATTCTTATCTGATATTACTGCTCTTGCAACCATCAGGCTGTTACATCCTCAAGAATAATCATCTTGCCCTGTGCTACCGTCCAAACAGTTTCATCTTGTGGCAAAGATAGTTCAATATCAAAAATATCATTTGTTTGCAAAATCATAGACTGTGCAGCAGTTAGAGAAACTGTAAACTCTCCTGGCTCATCATCTGGATCTGCTATTGGTACCAAAGTTAAAATTAATGTTGCATTATCTGTAATGACTCCAGGAGTTACTGGTGCGGTTGGTCTTTTAATTTGCATACTAATATTCCAGTCATCGATATTTAATGGATCTTTAGCATCATTTGTTACATAAACACGAAATGAGGCGGTATCGCCACGAACTACTGTCCAATTAACATATGGTGGCTTTGCGCCAATATCATATTTATCTGAACCTTGACCTCTATATGTTGCCATTTTTCTCCTAAAATAAAAAAAGATAATAATCCACTTCATATTATAGCACTTTATGACTTGTACTTGTGAGTAGGATTATGTTATACTAGGTGTATGACACCGTTTATGGTGTCATATCTGTTTATAGGAGGAAAACTTGACAGACAGAAAAATACTATCGGGGGTTCTTATCACAGCTTTTAGCTTGTCTATGATTTTGGGGACAATGCCAATGGCTTCTGCTAAGAATAACTTACAAAGTATAGATGTGGTAAATAAGACAGCTATTGCTGCCGCCGAAAGAGCGGCTTTTTTGCTATCTATGCCAAGTAAGACTAAAATACTTGACAAGTATGAGAATGCTACAAGTTTAACTGACAGCCAGTTGGTTGAATTGCTAAAAGCAGTAGGATTCAAAGGACAGGGCCTTAAAATGGCCTGGGCAGTCGCAAAGGCTGAGTCCAATGGTCGTCCATTTGCTTTTAATGGAAACGCCAAAACTGGAGATTCCTCATATGGAATTTTTCAGATTAATATGCTTGGCACACTAGGTCCAGACAGACGAGATAAGTTTGATCTTGATTTAAATGCTGAGCTCTTTAGTCCAGTCAAGAACGCAGAAATTGTGTTCCATATGACTCAGGGCGGGGAAAACTGGAGCTCATGGAGTTCCTACAAAAAGGGAGCTGTTACAAAATGGCTTCATAAATTCCCTAATCAATAACCTATAAAAATACGAAAGTGCCAGGGGACAAAAATCTCCTGGCATTTTTGTTTTATGAAACTGATACGTGTAAAGACTTAAGATAAACGTAGCAATCGTTATCTGTTCTTATTTGTGGAATACCGCCTGCTGTTTGAATTGATTTTGACTCAACAAAAAGGGTATGCTCAACAGACATTTCATAGTCATACTGATATTTTAAATTACCTACATAGGTTATTGGAAATCTATCAAAATAATCTATAAAGGTTCTAACCCAAACCTCTGTGTTATTTGAAAATGTTGATATTTCTAGATTATAACGAATTGTTATAATTGAACCAACATTAACTGCTTTAAAATTTATTTTCTGTGAATCATAACTCCACAAGGCTACTGATTTTTTAGGTAGAAATTCTTCTGTGGTGCTTTTACCTTTACCAGGTAATATTAAATTTACCCAACCATCATCGCCTTTGTTTGCACCAGTTCGTACTTGTTTTTTTTCTTTACTATCATAGTGTGCCCAACCTATATCCTGCATAGATGGGGAGAGAATGCTTATTCCGTCTTT